CCGAGTCCAGGGTTGGCGACTGCCCAGGTCTTGGGGTCACGATGGTCAGCTCCGTCGGGCGCCTCCCACCACGCAAAGCCAAAGCTCGGGTCTTTCACCTCGCCCTTGGCGACCTGCAATCCGTACTGGTACATGGTGTAGGCAATGCTGTCTTTGCCCGTGGTGTCGGACTTGGCGCCAGCTGTGGTAATCGCCAAAAGCATCGGCTCGGAGCGGGCGCCCATCGCCAGCGACATCACGTCAAAGAGCTCGCGGTTCGGGGCGGCGTGCAGCTCGTCGTAGACGACCAGCGTCGGCGAGAGCCCTTCCTTGGTGAACGCTTCCGAGCTGAGGGCGCGGTAGACCGAGCCAGACACGGTGTCCTCAATCGCGTCACGGTACAGCTTGAGCCGTGTGCTCAACTCCTCGTCCATCTCCACCATGCGCTTGGCAGCGCCAAAGACCAGGCGACTCTGATCCTTGTCGGCGGCGCAGCTGAACACCTCCATCCCCTGCCCTTCCATGACGAGTCCGTACAGGGCGATGCCCGCAGCCAGGGCAGACTTGCCAGACTTTCGGGGAAGTCCCGCGTACATGATCCGATGCTTGCGCCGACCGTCAGCTCGTCGGGCAAAGGCATGGTCAACTAGGGCGGACTGCCAGCCACGCAGAACCAGGGGCGCGCCAGCTGGACCAGCAATGCTGTCTTTGGTGATCTTTGCCTTGGCGCCCAGGAACTCGCGGACCAGGATGCCGTCGCCACGGCTCAGCTCGTCGGTCGTCGCGGGCGACAACCAGGCGGGCGGGTAGCCCGCTACGCTCCCTTGGCTTTGTCCAGGTGCGCCGTGCGCCGCGCTGCCAGCTCCTCCAGCGCGCTGCGTGCCTTCACCTCGGCGACGCCGAGCTTGCTTCGGTCGCTGGGCGTCAGCCCCAGGGTTGCCATCCACCTTCGCATCTCCGTTTCTGTCTGCTGCAACAATCCCGCCAGCGGGTGCTGGTAGGCGTATCCCTTGTCGGTGTAGAGCACCCAGCCGTCGTTCGCCAGCCGTGCGATCAACTCAGCTCGGCGATCAGCCGCCTCTGCCAGCAAGCGTAGCGCTTCCAGATCGGACTCGCTCACCCACGTGCGTGCGTGTTGGGCAACTCGGACCCACAGGGCACGCCCAGCTTCGCCCAGGGAACTCGGCGCATCCTGGATCGTGGGCGTGGATAGGGGCGGCAAAGCTGCGATAACCATGGGCAATGGGCGCTTGCCAGGGTTGCCCAGCTTGCGCTTTCGCTCGTTCGGAACGCGCGGGCGCCCACCCTCACCCACGGCAAACCCCCCACCCTGGGTTTCGCGGCTGTGTGTCAAGGACTCGGCGCTGGGTAGTCTGCCGCGAGCTCACCAGATTCATCCCCACCCCCCCTTTTTAGAGCTATTACACGCACGGCATAGCACCTGAATACCTTCTGGTCCTGGCACCGCATCACCACCCTTGCTCAATGGGATGATGTGATCAGCTGTGAGATTGGCTGGATTACTGTGCCCACAACGTTCGCAATATGGGGTATCAGCACGTGCCTGTAATGAGGCACGCTTCCATGCCTTGCGATTGTAGGGGCGCGTTGTAGAGCCCTCTCTGATAGGGGTATGCGCCACGCAGCGGCTTCCCTCTGAGGGCTTGCCACAGATAAGGCATGGTCTTTTCATCGTCGCTCTATAGGGGCTTTCCCTAGGGGCATAGGGTAGGCGGGCAATAGGGGCACAATAGCTAGGGCAATAGCCTCTGTGGTCTGCTCATGGTGATCGTTGTATCCAGGCTCCCATGCGCCCCACCATACGCCCCCATGCTGCCCTTCTAGGTGGCTGATATAGCGATCTAGGGGCGCCAGGATAAGGTGCGAGATTTCATGCGCCAGAATAAGGGTCTGTTTTTGGGGGGTCTGAGAATCAAACCCTGAACCGATCCGCAAGGTGGCAGACGGGTTTAGGGAATGGGGGTCAATGTCAGCCCAGGCGTCATCTGGGGCGGCATCGTCAGAAACCGTGATTTGCCAGTGCGCCAAACCGACGATTTGGGTAGCAGCTTTCAGCCAAAGCTCAACTGCCGCCTTTGTCGCCGTTTTGGGTCGCACGGAATCCTCACTTTTGGGTTGACTGCCGCTTGTGATTCGCAGCATATCGTTCTACCTCGCTAGGGTACACCACCCAATCCCGACCGATTTTGTACGCTTTCAAGACGCCCTTTGCCGCTTGGATTCGCAGCGTCGTTGGCGACAATCCGAGCTTTTCCCCAGCTGCCCGCAATCCGAGCAGCTCCTCCCAGCCTACTTTGTAGTCCATGTTGCCGTTCCTTCTGCCAGCTTGCCTGGCGCCTTCAATACCGAGCGGGCGTCCCGTCCAGCTTGCATCGCATAAAACTGGGCGATGCCTTCCATGCTGCCGCAATCCGAGCAAATGTCGGTGCGGTTGTCGTAGCGGCTCAGCGCCCCGAGATGCTCGGGAAACTCAGCTGTGCACCCTGGGCATACCAGGATCGGCTTAGATGCTACCTCTGCCATGTTGCCTCCTCTGCTCCAGCCAGCTCGTGCCAGCTGGAGCGATTCTATCGTCTAGACGCTGGGGCTGTCAACCCTAGCGCGGGTTTCCAAATCGGTATGGAACCCTGGACCGAGCTGTGTGCGCGGCTTCGCACTTTGGGCAGACAAGTCCGCCCCGCTCATGCGGGACGAGCTCGCCATGCCGTGCGTTGTTCGGGCACTTTGGCGCTTCGTTCATATTCTCACCCCCTTTCATGCAACCTCTGCCTGGTTGAACTCCCTGTTGACGTAGCAGCTGGCGACGTAGGCAACTTCGCCCACCTCGTCGGCGTAGACGTTCCGAGCTTCTCCCTTGACGTTGGTCCTCCACATTCTGTAGACCGTGTAGGTGTCGTTCCCCTCTAGGACGATCCTCACGGAGTAGCCGTTGCCGACTTTCAGGATGACCTCGCCCTGGCTGTCAATCTGGACGCGCCCGCCAGAAATCGCCCACAGGTTCATCGTGCCGATCTGCGCGATCAGCTCTTGAGCTTGAGCCCTAGTCATGCAACCACCCCTTCCTGGAACTGGTACCCGACCATGGCGAGCCCTTCCTGCTCCCAGACTTCCTGGACCAGCGCCCACGCCCGACGCACAGCCGCGTTGACCGCAAGCTCAGCGTCCTGCTGCACCTGTCCAGCGTTGTCTAGCTGCCAGAGGTCATTCTGGACCTGGACCAAGGCTTGGTAAGCCTGGAACACCTGATCCGCCCGTTCATTCCTCATATCCCCTCCTCTGCTCCACGTCGGGAAGCCCCGACAACTGAATCATAAGCCCTAGCGTTTAGTTTGTCAACACCGCCATGTAATGCTGGGCTTCCTCGGCGGCGACTGGGTCGCACGTGCAGCCCCACATCATCCAGTGCGTGCGGGCGTCAGCGTCACGGAACACTCCCGTGGCGTGCCACTCGGCGGCGTACTGGCAGCTGAGGCAGACCTGCACTGCCTGGTTCTGCTGGACCTCGTTCATGCAACCACCTCCTCGTTCTGCTGCTCCATCAAGCCAACCAGCTCCACAAACAGCGCCTCTGCCTCAACCCTGTCCCCAGCTCGCGCAGCTGCCGCCATCTCAACCCCAATCTCCTCAACCGCTTCCTGGAACTCCCACTCAAACATGAGTCCCTCCTTGCTATCCCCATCGGGAACTCCCGACAACATGATAATAAGCTCTAGCGCTTAGCTTGTCAAGTGATCGGGCAGAAATAGGGGACTGTAACAATCCAGCTATTTGTGCGGCGTTTGACTTTGTAGACGCTATCGCTTATGATTCTAGTGGAGGGGCGGGAGTGACACCCAGAGCTCCTTGGAAGGGGGTGAGGATATGGGACGGAGAAATCGGGCGGTGGTCCGAGCGGGCGAGGTCCGCATCCAGGGAGGGCGCATGGCGCATCGCGTTGAAGCTCTCAATGGGAATCGGATTGCGTACGTCGTCGGGCTCACCGCTGCTGAACGGGCTGAGGTTGCCGTTCTCGTTCGCCGTGTGTTGCGTGGTCAACATGGTCAAGCTCTCAACGGGCTCATGATTGAGATGACCCGAAACTGGGGCGGGCACGCCTTCCGTGGTCAAGGTCGCATCACGGTCGGCACGGGTCGGTACGCCAGCTACGTCAACGGCGTCCGACAGCGGGTGCTCGGTGACGAGTGGGCTGCCACCATGCTTCATGAGATGGCACACATCATCGTCGGCGCTCGGTGCGTGCGCGGTTGCGCTCGCGGCGGAGCTTGCGGTTGTGTCCACAACCTTGAGTTCCACCAAGTCGCTTTCGCGCTCTACGGTCAGTACCTCAACGCTGAGGATGCTGCCGCCGCGCGACGCGGCGAGTACGGGTACCACACTCGGATCGCTGGCGAAGCTGCTCGGGGAATCCGCAAGGGCGCCGAGTTCCGTGAGTGGCAGCGCGCGCGCCGCGCTGTCGCTACGGACGAGGTTGCCTGAGCGGTAACGGGCTGAGTCGGCGGAGCGGGCACGCCCCGCTCCAGCATTCAGCTTCCTCGTCGTCGTCTGGGTTGGCGCACTCCATGCACATCTTTGCCACGGCTGCGCGCGACAGCTCAACATTCCAGCTGAGCTCTTGGATACGTTCCTGGTAATAGCGCGCCGAGCTCTTTGGGTCGGAGTCGTCCAGCTCGGCATCGCTGAGCAGGTGGACTCGCAGCAGCTCTAGCTTGGCAACGTCACCCTGCTGCACCGCAGCTCGCTGGTAGTAGCGCTCTTTGGTCCAGTCGGACGTGAGCCCGTGTTTGACTCCGAGGCGCACAACGGCGGCAACGGTCCAGCCCCTAATCTGAGCCAGCTCGTCAACGACCTCTCTGAAACGTTGATTGGTGTCCCGCATCGGGCGAGCCTATCACGTCAACCAGTTTGACCTCCACTGTCTGAATACCCCGTCCAAGTTTGCAGTTACAAAGATATGTGAATAGCGCTGGACTTAGGTCGCCGATCCGCTCGTCGCCTTTGCGCTTGGAGCCGTTGCAGCTGCACCAATCGGTAACGGGCACAATCGCCCACTTGCCCGTCTTGGTGTTTTTGATCTGGACCCAGTAGTGCTGGCGGTACACGTTTTTGTGTTGGACTCGCATGGCTGGACCAGCGGCGATATACCAGGGGAAGCTGTAGGGGGCGCGGGTGTACCAGGCGTTGTTGCGGGTGGCGTCAAACCAGGTGACCGTCCCTCGGACTGCCCCCGCGTTGGCTGGAGTGACTGCCAGCGCCAGGGACAGGATCAGGGCAATCAGCTTTGGTCCTCCGACACGTCGCCATACCAGTCCAGGAACTCGTCCAGGCGGATCACCACGAGGGCTCGGCGCTTGACTCCAGGTCCAGGCGCGTCGGTGGTGACCAAGCCTCGCAGCTGACCAGCTCGGTACGGTACCGAGTTGACCAGACCGTCTAGGCGCTCTGGGTAGCTCTTGCCCGACTTGACCTGGACTGCGATCCAGTCGTCATGAGCTCCGCCGTCTGCCTTGCCGCCAAACATCCCGACGCGCTTGATCCCAAGCGCCTGGCATACCCATCGTTCAATGGAGTTACCCCGAGCTCGGTTGTTTTTACCCCGACGAGCTCGGACGGCTTTCTGTTCGGCTATCTCGTCAGGCACGCGCGGTGCTCCCACACCATTCTCGTCCGACGGGTCGGGTTGAAGGTGATATGGCGGACTCGCCAGGCATCCTTTAGCCCGTTGATCGGCTGGGCGCACGTGAAGCAAGCGCCGCCCTTCCAGCGCGTCGCCAGCTTCTGCCCGCCGTTATCCTTTTTCGCTTTGACTCCAGCCATTAGCCTTTCCTCTGTTGGTGCTGACCAAACGTCAGGTCGCCTTGCTTTTTCTTGAAGCTCGGAATGTTGTTGGCGACTATGCCGATCTTATGCGACGGAGCCTCAATCGCCAGCAGGTCCGACTTTTCCTGGTTGTAGTAACCAGCAGCTTCCAGAGCTTCCGTGCTCGGGAACACCTCGGCGTGTCGGTCCAGCTCGCGGTCAACCAGGTGATCCTCCAGCCCTCCCAGGCTGTAGAGCCACTTGAAGTTGTCGCTGGCGTTGCCGACTGCCACCCGCTTGAACAACGACACCTCTTTCGTGTAGGCGTAGAACGTCACGTCGGGAATAGACTCCGCAATCTCCATCCAGGCTCGGAGATATTCCTCGTTGTAGAAGTCGCCAGCGTCGTGGATGCGAACGTACTTGCCGCCTCGGTATCGCTTGTGTCGGAGCTCCTGGATCATGTCGGCTTTCCAGCCGTCCAGGTTGTCTAGTGCCATGACTAGGTTGCGCGCGTGCGCCTTTTTAGCGGTCGGGAACTTGAACGTGCCGTTGCGGGCGTAGCAGAACTGGGCGCATACCCCAGCTTGCGGACACGTGCGGATGACCCGCCCGTCGTCCAGCTTGACTCCCAAGGCTGGGATGGTCCAGTTGTAGGCGCCGATCTCCCGCAGCTCGCGGTTCTGGCGCAGCATGAACTTCGTCGGAGCCATTAGCGGTTCCTTTCCGCGATGATCTTGACGACCCCCTCGGGGTCAATCGTCGCTGTGTTGATTGTAGGCGCTTCTATCTGGCTGATTGCCAGCTCGGTAATGTCGCCCTCGCCAGTCCACGCACGACCGACTCGGTCGCGCCGAATCGGGCTGGGGCACTGGAGCTTGTAGACGCGGAACCCGCGCTCCGCCAGCATCCGAGCTTCGCCTGGGAATCGGCAGTCGTCAATGACGATCCGAGTCAAGCCGAGCTCGTGCAGCTTGCGACTCATGGCGCGTAGGAACACGCCCGAGTCCACGGTCCGCATCGCTGCGCCCATCTGCTGGAGCAGCTCCCGCCCCGAGATCGTCGGACCGTTTTCGGTACCGTCGCCATGGTGGACGAAATACTGCTCCGACTTGTCAACCTCGCCGTAAATCGGCTTCAGCACGTCGCGCAGAATGTCGGCAAACGCCAGTTGCTGGTAGCCCAGGTCGCGGAGTACGGCAGCTGTCGCCGACTTCCCCGTGCCCATTTCCCCAGCTAAAGCAATGCGTAGCGGCAAGTCCAGCGCCCAGGTTGGCGCCGTCATCGCTGCGTGATCCAGAGCAGAATCACCGCCGTAAACCAGGCGGCAAGCCACTTGAACGTTGAGCGCTGGCGGTCATGGCGTGCCATGCGCTCCAGCTCGCGCTCGGTCTTGGTCTTAGCTCGGACTGACTTGATCACCTTCACTGTGCCACTCATGCGAACACCCCCATCTGCTGGTAGCCGTCGCCTAAGTCGGTCAACGGCTTCAATACGTACACGGCAGTCTTGCCGTGCGCGTTGATTGTTGTGATGTCGTAACCAAGCTTTCGCAGCTCTAGAATCCGAGCCGACGCGCGGTAGATGCCGTACGTCCGATCCAGCTCTATTGCCGAGATGCCATTCTCCGCCCGCAGCTTGAGCAGTGTCAACACCTTCTCGCGCTGCGTTGCTTTGCTCTGGTTCTCCTCATTCATGACTGAGCCCTCCGTAGAATCTCACCTAGTCCCAAAGGGGATATAGGGGTTTTCTCTCTCTGCTCTCCTCTCCCTCTCTCTCTGGACTGTTTGGATACCGTCAACCCATCCGATTCTGAGCGTCGCCGAGCAGTGTACGCCGCCTGACGTTGGCTTGATGTCGGGTCAACCTGGTACCGATGCCAGCCCAGTATGGCAACGACCCCGAGTTGATCTACCCCCAGTAGCCCCTTGGTCATGAGTCCGTCAATCGCCTTGCCATAGCGACTACCGATGCACGCCTTCAGGTGCTCCCGACTCTTGAATACGCCGCCGCTGCGGATTTGCTTTGCCTCACTGATCGCCGTGATGAACGCACGGAACTCCATGTCGGTCAAGCTGGCGATCTTGTCATCCTTGTGGGCATTGACGTCCCACTTGATCCACAGTCCCACGTTGCCTCCCCTTCCCACTAGAACGGCAGCGACTCTAGGTCGCCCTCGTTACGGTCTGGCTCGCCAGCTGGCGCGTCCTGGCTCTTGATCCAATCCATGCTCGGTTTGCGCTTGCACCACTGATCCCCTGACTTACCCGAGCAAGCCCAGAACGGCTGGTACGCGCGACCCGTTGCTTTGCTCACTCCGCCTGGCTTGCGACTCCAGGGCTGGCGGTGATCTGGGCACTCGCCCTCGGCGAACAGTTGCGCCGCTTTTAGCACCAAGGTGTCGTGCCCCACGCTTGGCGGAGCTACAACTGGCGCAGGGGCTGGAGTCCACGCAGGGGCGGTTTTGCCGCCCTCTACGCCCTGGGAGTGTGCATAAAGGTATGAACTGACGCCCGCTAAGCTTGCCACCCTTCTGATGGCGTCTGACACGGCTTCCTTGAGGTCCTCGCCTGAGCCCCCCGTGGAGTAGCCGAAGTCCTCGCGCACCGACGAGATGCCGTCAGCTCGGTGAATCTCCAGCTTGCCTTTGACGACAGCGGGCGAACCCTGGCTGACGATCTCGCAGCGGAAGCTCCAGCCGTCCGCGCCGAGGACCAGATTGAGCCTGTCGGTGACTACCCGAGCTTCTACCCAGCTGAGCTCAATGCCGCCGCGCCCTGGGCGCTTGCGGACGTCGCCAACTGGGAAGTGTGCCGCTAGTTTGCTGAACGTGTCACTCATGACCGAACCTCCACCGTGTCCAAGCTTTGCCCAACTTCACAGCCAGCGAACCCTAGCTCGGGACGTGCAAGCTTCCACTCGCATGACCCGCAGAACTGGGTGTTGAACCCCAGCCCGTAGACTCGCGGCGACTCAACGACCGTACGGGTTGCCGTGCGGTACTCGTGAGCCAGGGTGACGTGAGCTGGCGTCGCCCTCATGCCGATAAACTGCCAGCCCCTAGTGGACTGACTCCGAACCCATGTCAGGTAGCCGATGTCGGGCAACTGCCCAAACAGCTCCAGGTACATAGTCGCGTAGTGCGCCATTTCTGGCGACCACAGGTCCCGATCCGACTTTCGTCGGGGACTGGACTTGACGTCAATGATTGCCGCGTACGGCGCCAGACTGAGAATGTCGGGGGTGCCGATAAGGTCGCCGTATCGGAGCGACTCACCGTCCATCCCCTGGAGCATGAAGCTCGCGGGCGTAATCGGCGGCAGGATGTTCTGGTCCAGAACCTCCAGCTTGAACCGCGCCAGGGACTCCTCTAGCTCCTCTTGGATTGCTAAGGGGTCCATCTCCTCGGACCCTGGGCGGCTCTCCATCGCAGCTAGTCCATCCATCATGGCGTCGTCGGCAAGCTGGTCGCTGAACTCGGCGCCCTCACGAATGTTCCAGAGCACGTGCTGAACGGCAGTATCTAGCGCGACTCCGAATAGCACGCGCTCGGGCATGGGCACACTAATGCGCCGACCATCCCTGTCCCGAATCTTTTCGCCGAACCAAGCTTTGCGCTGGCAGAGCGACGCGGCGACAATCGTGGACTTGCTCAGCCCAACGCGCTTTGGGTCAATGTCTTTGCCAATCGTCGGCTTCATGCGGACACCACCTGATACACAAAGGTCAGCACGACCAGCAGCCCGACAATCCGCATACGGATTGTGTCGCGTCGGTAGGCTTCAGCAGCTAGGCGCTGCTCTTTCCAAGTCAGATTCATGACAACTCCTCCATATCTTTTTGCCACTCGTCCCAGCTGCGCGGAGTCAGGAACACTGGCATCCCGTCCCCAAGATACGCGCCGAGAATATTGAACTCCGCAAAGTCAATCGCGTCGCTCACGTGATCCTTTTCGCAATCGCCGAATCCCTGGCAGCCGCAAAGCTTCGTTGACTCGCCAGCTAGTCTGGCGACGATCAGGCTCAGGTCATACACGGCAACGCGGCGGATGCCGTGAGTGCCAAACTGGGAGCCTGTTCCCTTGAACGCGAACTCCCAGCCCGTTGCCAGTAAGACGCCGTGGTCCTCTGTCGGGATGCTCATTCCATTACCGACCAGTTGTTGTCCACGACCCTCATCGTGAAGTCAACGTGTGCATTTCGTCCGCAGCCGTTGCAGATGAAATGCTGGTTTTCGCAGCCGTCCTCGGCGACAGGGTCAAACCCCGAGTCCATAACGTTGTTGCCGCAGCTGCAAGCCAGAAACTCGCTGGTCGCATCCTCAAACGCGATCTTGCCCTGGAGCTTTGCGATAACAGCGCTCTTGACTCGCGCATTCCCTTCAGCCGACAGTCCGATTACCTCAAACTCAAATCCCATTTTTCTCCCCTTCCTCTCTGACGGAACTCCCCGTCAACTGGAGCGTCCCACAACGTGGGACGCCCGTCAACCCCCTAGTTGGCGCGGGCAGCGACCCGAGCCGCGCGGCGCGCCGCCGCAAGCTCAATGCGGAGGCGATTTGCCGCCGCGACGTTCAGCTGGATCGCGTTGACGACCGCAAGCTGGGCGAGCGCTTCACGGAGCGCAACATGAGCCGCCCCATTCCCCTGGACGTTCAGGGCGAGAAGCTCCTGGCGGAGCACCTCATTCCCGACGCGGAACTCAATCATGGTCCCCTCCTCACTATTCCCATCGGGAAGCCCCGACACCCTAATCATAGACGCTAGAATCTACGGTGTCAACACCCTATTTCGTGCTCAAAATAGAGCTTGACATGGTAGGCGCTAGAGCTTATGCTACGGGTGGTGGGGAGAGCTCCCCAGAAAGGAAGGGTGGGATATGAACCTTCAGTTGGTCTGGTACTGGGTCCTCCAGCTCCAGCACGTGTGGCTTGCAGTGAGGGTCTACTAATGGCTCGCTTCAACATGAACACCGCGACCGTCGCCGAGCTCCAGGTCGTCCACGCCAAGACCGCCGCCGAGATCGCCGAGGCTCGCGCCAAGATTGCAGCTGGCGAGCTTGACGAGCGCAACCGCCGCAACTTCGTCCGCTACGTCATCCGCGCCCAGGAGTTCAACGACACTGTTGAGGGGCGCATCGCCCAGCTCAACTATCGGGCGCAGCAAGGCGCTTGACATGGTAGACGCTAGAGCTTATGATGGTGTTGTCGGGGCTGATCCCGACAGAAAGGAAGGGAACATG